CATATGGTCCAAAACAAAAGTACTTAGCAAAGATTGAAGAGCAGTCAAAATTAACCAAAGCAGTTGCTATTAATTTGCCACGTATGGCATTTGAAATGGTTTCTTTGGAGTATGATCCAACTAGAAAGACTGGCATAACACAAACATTCAAAGAATGTGATAGTGAAGGGAATGTCAAAAAAGTCTACATGCCAGTACCGTACAATATTGGTTTTGAATTGAGCATTTTATCAAAACTGAATGATGATGCTTTACAAATTGTTGAGCAGATTTTACCTAACTTCCAACCATCGCTGAATATTACTATCAATTTGATAGATTCTATTGGAGAAAAAAGAGATATACCAGTTACGTTGAATAGTGTTGATTTCCAAGATGATTATGAGGGAGATTTTACAAGTAGAAGATCTTTAATATATACTTTAAGATTTACTGCAAAGACATATCTGTTTGGTCCTGTTGCAGATAATCCAGAGGGTCTCATTCGCAAGGTTATTGTTGATAACTACGCTGATACAAACACAGCTACCGCTAAGAGAGAAATGAGATATACTGTGGTTCCAGATCCAATCGATGCTGAACCTGGAGATACTTTCGGATTCGATGAAGATTGGACATTCCTTGGTGATTCGCAAGAATACAGTCCTACACTACAAACTGATATTTGATAAATCATGTCAGAATTCAATTCTATCGACGAAGCTCTAAATGTAGAGAGTGGTATTGTCAAAAATGATGATACTCCTAAGAGTATTCAGAAACCTGAGCAAAAGACTGATATTTCAAAAGATTATGAATATACAAGAGCAAACTTATATTCGTTGATTGAAAAGGGTCAAGAAGCAATCAATGGTATTATGGAACTTGCTGGTGAAGGTGGTAGTCCCAGAGCATATGAAGTTGCTGGTCAATTGATTAAGAGTGTAGCAGATACCACAGATAAATTGATAGACTTGCAGAAAAAATTAAAGGATGTTGAGGAAGAAGTTGTCAACAAAGGACCAAATACAGTCACTAATAATGCTGTATTTGTTGGGTCTACAACAGAACTTCAAAAATTACTTAAGCAAGGTTTTCTAAATAATAATAAGACTGAATAGTAATAATGAAAAAATCCTGCAAGAAGGGTTACTACTACTGCTTCACTTCAAAGAAGTGTAAGAAGATACCTGCTGGTCACCATGTTATGGGATCAGGTCGTTTGATGAAAGATAGTGAGCATGAAGAAAAGGAAGGTGGAGAAGAGTCTACTGAAACCCCCAAGAATGGTAATGGAAACGGTAATGGTGGTAATGGAAATGGTGGAGCAGTGAGTGAGGGATGGTCTGAAAAATACAAGAAGTCTATTGACTGTAAGAACCCAAAAGGTTTCTCACAAAGAGCGCACTGTCAAGGAAGAAAAGTGAACGAAGCAAAAGAAAAGGGTGATCACGAAGTTTCGATGGCTAAAAAGCAGGTAGAAAAATCTGCAAACAATCTAAAAAAACTTGCAAAAGTTCTTTCTAAAAAGACTGACAAGGATAACTTACCAGCTTGGGTTCAGGCAAAAATTACAAATGCCGAACACGATACCGATGCTGCTTCATCTTATATGGATGAAGGTAAGCGTGATGGTAAGTCTGCTAAAGATAAGGACTACTCACTTCGTGATTGGTTCAAAGGTGGTGGATGGGTTCAGGCTGGTGGTAAGTATGATGGCAAACCTTGTGCTAAGCAACCTGGACAGAAGACCAAACCATTCTGCCGTGACGCTGATGATCGTGCAGCAATGAGTAAGGAAGAAAGAAACAAGAGAGCAAAGAAGAAGCGTAAGGAAGATCCAAACCCAAACAGAAAAGGAAAAGCAAAGTTTGTAACTGCCGAACAGGTTGATGCACGTGAGTATGGTGGTCCAGAAAAACTTTTACAAAAACTAATTGATGATAAGAAAAAGCGCGGTGAACCTGACGGTGGTGGTCAAGTAGTTAGAACTGGATTACAAAAAGCACACTTCGAACCAGAAGGTGAAGTGATTGACGAAAAGAAAGACGCTTGCTATAAGAAAGTAAAAGCAAGATATGATGTTTGGCCAAGTGCTTATGCTTCTGGTGCATTAGTCAAGTGTCGTAAAGTTGGTGCTAAGAATTGGGGAAATAAGACTAAGAAAGAGTCTTTTGAATATTCCAACTGGAGAGATGACTTTCAACCAACCGAGTTTGAAGCAACTGACTTAATTACACCCGATCCTATTCAAGTTCCACCCTCAAATCTTCAAAAGATTGAAGAGAAGTGTTGGGATGGTTACACCCAAAAGGGTATGAAGAAGAAAGGTGGGAAGATGGTTCCCAACTGTGTGAAGGAAGGATACTCCAACTGGAGAGAAGAACTTGCTGAAGACTGGCAAAAGGTCAATAAAAAAGATAAGACTGATGGTATGTCTCAGAAAGCAGTTAATGCTTACAAGCGTGAGAATCCAGGTTCCAAACTGAAAACTGCTGTAACTGAGAAGAAACCAAAAGGAAAGAGAGCAAAAAGACGTAAGTCATTCTGTGCTCGCTCTGATGGACAAAGAAAGATGCATAATATTGATTGTAAAAAAACCCCAGATAAAGCAATTTGTAAAGCCCGTCGTCGCTGGAGATGCTAATGAAAAGTTTCGAACAATTTTTAACAGAAAGTATCACCATTAATGGTGATTTCAATGGAACTCTCAATGTAGGAGGGTCTTCACCAGAACAAGCAAGCGAATCATATTTCGCTGATGTTGTCTGGGAAGGTAAAATATATAGAATGGAGATTGAAGGATCTATGCCTTCTAAGAATGAATTAGCAGAGCAACTTCAAGGTGAGTATCCTGGTGCTATTGTACAGAATGTATATCCAGCATCACAGAGTTCCTTAAATATCAAGAGTTCACAAAGATACAGACCAGAAAGATTGGGTTGGAGTGATTAATGGCTCAGTGGAATAAGAATACACAAGACTTTCTAAACCAAGAAAGGACACTTTTCGAAGTATTTAATGTAGCAACAATTGATGGACAACAAGTAACAGAAACAAATCGTTTTCCAGTATCTATTGGAAATACTACAGTTTCTATAGGAAATACAGTATCAATTAGTGGAACTGTCAATATTGGCACGATGCCAGAAGTGGAAATCAAAAATGATACTGGCAATCCCATTCCAATAACTGGAACAGTTGCAACTAGTCCACCAGTAGGAACTACAGATGCTTTTGGAAGAACAAGAGTATCAAATCCACTTACTCTATTTGATAGTTCTCACAGATATAAAGACAATAATCTTTGGGAGAGTTTGATTGTAGGCACTGGTTCTACAGTTGGATTTGTAACTGCTCAAGGATTAGTCAATATTGGTATTGGAACTACTGCTGGTTGCTCGGTAATTAGAGAGACCACAAAGGTATTCTCATATCAACCAGGAAAATCTTTGCTTGTGTTGAATACTTATGTTCCTGCTGCACCAAAAGAAAATCTAAGACAGAGAATAGGATATTTTGGTGCTGATAATGGAATGTATTTTGAGATTAATGGGACAACACCTTATTTTGTGGAGAGAAGTTTATCTACTGGAACACAAACAGAGGTAGCACAAGATGATTGGAATATTGATAAGTTAGATGGCACTGGGGTTTCTGGTGTTACATTAGATATTACCAAAGCACAAATTCTTTGGATGGATATTGAGTGGTTAGGTCTTGGCACAGTCAGAATGGGATTTGTGATTGATGGACAGTTTATTCATTGCCATTCATTCCATCACGCAAACTTTATCGAATCAACTTATATTACGACAGCATCTCTTCCTTTGAGATATGAGATTGCTAATACTGGAATTACTACAAGCAGTAGCACTCTCAAACAAGTTTGCTCTTCTGTAATTTCAGAAGGTGGTTATGAATTGCGAGGATTACAACAGGCAGTAAATACACCAATTACAGCACCAGTAGATTTACCTTCTCCTGCGGGAACTTATTATCCAGTTATTTCTATCCGTCTCAAATCTTCTCCAAATAGATTAGATGCGATTGTAATTCTGACTGCCCTTTCAATAATGGGTACTGGAAATAACGTACAATATAACTGGCAGGTGAGAGCATCAGCAACCACAAGTGGAGGAACTTGGGTGGATGCTGGTGTTGATAGTGCTGTAGAATATAAGATTGATGGAGGAACTGTTAGTGGTGGAAGAATTCTAGCATCTGGTTTCTTTTCATCAAACAATCAATCTGCTGCATCAGTAGATATTCTGAAAGAAGCACTATTTAAGTTTCAGTTAGAAAGAAATGGTCTGACTGGAACTCCTTATGAATTGACACTTGTATGTGCTACGGCTGATGCTGGTGCTGATGTTTTTGCTTCCCTGGACTGGGAAGAAATTAGTAGGTAATTATTAATAGGAGATTTATTATGAGTGAAGTTTACTTAGGTAACCCAAACCTTAAGAAGGCAAATACGCAAATTGAGTTTACAGAGGAACAAATTATTGAGTTCCTCAAATGTAAAGAAGACCCAGTTTATTTTGCAAGAAACTATATCAAGATTGTTTCTCTTGACCATGGTCTAGTGCCTTTCAGTATGTATCCGTTTCAGGAAAAACTTATCCAGAATTTCCATGATAACAGATTTAATATTTGTAAGATGCCACGTCAGACTGGTAAGTCTACTACTTGTGTATCATATCTTCTGCACTATGCTGTTTTTAACGATAATGTTAACATCGCCATCCTAGCAAACAAGGCATCAACGGCAAGAGATCTTCTTGGTAGGTTACAACTTGCCTACGAAAACTTGCCAAAGTGGATGCAACAGGGTATTATATCATGGAACAAAGGTAGTTTAGAACTCGAAAATGGCTCCAAGATTTCGTCTAACTCTACTTCTTCATCTGCTGTCCGAGGCGGATCCTATAATGTCATCTTTCTTGACGAGTTCGCGTTCATCCCGAATCACATTGCTGATGACTTCTTTGCCTCTGTTTATCCTACTATTTCTTCTGGACAGAGCACAAAGGTAATTATCGTTTCTACCCCTAGGGGTATGAATCACTTTTACCGCATGTGGCATGATTCTGAGAAAGGTAAGAACGAATATGTTCCTACTGACGTACACTGGTCAGAAGTTCCTGGTAGAGATGCTGAATGGAAAGAACAGACTATTGCAAACACCTCAGAACAACAATTTAAGGTTGAGTTTGAATGCGAATTCTTAGGTTCTGTCAATACACTCATCAATCCAGCAAAACTGAGAAATTTGGTATATGAAGACCCGATACAAAGGAATGCTGGTCTCGATATTTACGAGAAGACAAAACCTGAGCACAACTATTTGATTACTGTAGATGTTGCCCGTGGGTTGGGTAATGACTATTCTGCGTTTATTGTTTTTGATATCACCCAATTTCCTTACAAGGTAGTAGCAAAGTATAGGAATAACGAAATCAAACCTATGCTATTCCCAAATGTCATTCATGATGTGGCAAAGGGATATAATAACGCTTGGTTGCTTATTGAAGTTAATGATATTGGTGAGCAAGTTGCTAATATCTTACACTATGACTTGGAATATGAAAACATGCTGATGGCTGCGATGAGAGGTCGTGCTGGTCAGGTGGTGGGACACGGTTTCTCAGGTAAGAAGTCGCAGATGGGTGTGAGGATGACCGCTGCGGTGAAGAAGTTGGGATGCTCTAACTTAAAGACTTTCTTGGAGGATGACAAGTTACTGACTCTTGACTATGATATTATATCAGAACTTACAACATTTGCACAGAAGCATAATTCATTTGAAGCAGAAGAAGGATGTAATGATGACTTAGCAATGTGTCTTGTTATTTTTTCTTGGTTAGTTGCACAAGACTACTTCAAGGAGATGACTAGCAATGATATTCGTAAGAGAATTTATGAAGAGCAGAGAAATCAGATTGAGCAAGACATGGCACCATTTGGATTTATTCTTGATGGATTAGATGATAATGTATTTACTGATAAAGACGGTGACACTTGGCACACTGACGAATATGGTGATAGGTCATATATGTGGGACTACTACTAATGGATCTGGGAGATCAAATTAATTTAGAACACATATTATTTTTTGAAAGAGAATGTAGAGTATGTGGGATAACAAAAAATTTGATCGATGATTTTTACCTTACACGAAAAGGTAGAGGAGCTTTACCATCAGCATATTCTTATGAGTGTAAAGATTGTACTAAGAAAAGAGTGGTGGAAAATAAAAAGAAAAAGTCTCCAATAAGATGGGAATATCCAGATTGGTAGATATTCACGCACAGTTTCCCCAATCAAAGTGTTCTTTTTAATAAATATTTTTAGATTAATCCTGGACTTGTAGGAGAATAAAGATGCCACTCAATTTAGCATCTCCTGGAATTGTAGTTAGAGAGGTTGACTTAACCGTAGGTAGAGTAGATGCTACTAGCGGTGGTGTTGGTGCTATTGTCGCTCCCTTTGCTAAGGGACCAGTAGAAACACCAATTTTGGTACAAAATGAATCAGACCTCTTAAAGAATTTCGGTGAGCCATATAACACTGATAAGCACTATGAGCACTGGATGGTAGCATCATCCTACCTCGCTTATGGTGGAGACTTAAGAGTAGTTAGAGCAGATGATTCCCAGTTAAATAACGCATCTGTTGGTGCTGGAAATACAATCAAGATCAAGAGTTTGGAGCATTATAACCAACTTGGTTATGATGAAACTGCTTTTGCTCAAACTATTGCAGCAAAGAACCCAGGTAGTTGGGCAAATGGTCTTAAGGTAGCACTCATCGACGCTAAGGGAGACCAAATTATTGGTGTTAATACAACCAATGCTGCAGTTGGATATGGTGTTACACAGGCAATTTCTGCAACTCTTCCCGGTGCTGGAACAACATCAGTACTTGATGGTTATCTGAAGGGTATTGTTACTCGTGTGGGCAGTGGAGAGATTGATGTAAAGGTTCTCTCACACATCTCTGCTTCTGGAACAGTAACTAACGTAGATTATCAACCTGGTGGTGTTTATGAATTTTCAACTTCTGAAACTGTAGGATTCCACACTGCAGGTGGTTTTGTCTCTGCATCTTCCACAACGGTAACATCAACAAAAGATTGGTTTAACGAGCAAACCATCGCTTTGAGTGATTCAACCATTTCTTGGAATACCCTTGCAGATAGACCAGGAACTTCCTCTTTTGCTGCTGCTAAAGGTGGTAGATTTGATGAAGTTCATGTTGTTCTTATCGATGACAAAGGAACTTTGACTGGTACCCCAGCAACTATTGTTGAGAAGCATTTATCACTCTCTAAAGCAAAGGATGCTGAGTATTCTGTGGGAAGTCCTTCTCACTGGAGAAAGTATCTCGCAGCAAACTCTACAAACCTCTTTGCTGGTTCAAGACCTTCAGACACTGTTGCTACTGGATTTGTTGGTACTGGATATTCTGCAGTATCTAGTAATGATGGAAACTGGAACCAAAATGCTTCTGGCGTTATCTTCCACGCTACTGGAGCAAACACCTTAACACTTGCTAATGGTGAAAACTACGGTGGTGCTACAGACATCACTTCTGCAGGTGCTCTCGCAGCATCAACATCAGCATTGAACACTGGTTACGACCTGTTTGAAAATACTGATAACTATGACATCGACTTCCTGTTGATGGGTTCAGCAAACTATACTAAAGAAAATGCACAAGCACTTGCTAACAAACTGATTGCAGTTGCAGAAGCAAGACAAGATGCACTTGCATTCATCTCACCTTACAGAAAGGCATTTATTACCGATACTTCCGCAGGGTCAGTAACAGTTGAGTCTGATGCTACCATCACAGATAACGTAACTGGGTTCTATGCACCTGTAACTTCTTCAACTTATGCAGTATTTGATAGTGGTTACAAGTACATGTATGATAGATTCTCAGATACTTTCCGTTATGTTCCACTGAACGGAGATATTGCTGGTCTTTGTGCAAGAAATGACCTTAGAAACTTCCCATGGTTCTCACCTGCAGGAACTGCAAGAGGTGCAATTCTCAATGCAGTAAAACTTGCTTATAATCCATCCAAAGTCCAAAGAGACAAACTCTATTCTAATAGAGTTAATCCTGTAATCTTCTCACCTGGAGATGGTATTGTCCTCTTCGGTGATAAGACTGGATTTGCTAAGTCATCAGCATTCGATAGAATCAACGTCCGTCGTTTGTTCATCTATCTTGAGCAAGCAATTGCAGCTGCTGCTAGAGACCAACTCTTCGAATTCAACGATGAGATTACAAGAACAAATTTTGTAAATATCATCGAACCATTCCTTCGTGATGTTCAAGCGAAGAGAGGAATCTTTGATTATGTCGTCGTTTGCGACGAAACAAACAACACCGCTGCTGTTATCGACAACAATGAATTTGTTGCTGATATCTTTATCAAACCAAACAGATCGATTAACTTCATCGGTCTCACGTTTGTTGCCACCAGAACTGGTGTTTCGTTTGACGAAGTAATTGGCAACGTTTGATTATTAATCAACCTTAGAGGTATAAAGAACAATGGCAACTAGAAATCAACTTAATCCACCCCCACTAAGAAAGATTACTGATTTTAAGAGCAAGCTAACTGGTGGTGGCGCACGCTCTAATCTGTTTGAAGTTGAACTGGCATTCCCCTCAACTGTCGGTGTTGAGGGTTTGAATGACATTCTCAATAAAGCAAGATTCCTTGTTAAAGCAGCAAATCTTCCTGCATCAAACGTAGCACCTATTGAAGTTCCTTTTAGAGGAAGAATTTTAAAGGTTGCTGGAGACAGAACCTTTGATACTTGGACAATCACCGTTATCAACGATACCGATTTCTCTATTCGTTCTGCTTTTGAAAAGTGGATGAATACAATGAACAGAGTATCTGATAACACTGGACTCACCAATCCAGCAGATTATCAAGCAGATGCTTATGTTTATCAACTCGACCGTAATGGTGACACCCTGAGAAAGTATCATTTCTATGATCTTTTCCCAACTCAGGTTGCTCCAATCGAACTGTCATATGATGCTCAGGGAATTCAAGAATTCACTGTTGAAATGCAAGTTCTCTGGTGGGAAGCAATCAGAGGTAGTGGTCCTAATTCGGGTGGCGAAAACATTAACTAAATAGTCCATAACAAGTAGATAGTTTATACGATGGCAAAACTTTTTGGTTTTTCCCTTGATGATGGTCAAAATAAATCACCTTCTGTAATATCCCCCGTTCCTCAAAATAATGAGGACGGGGTTGATAATTATATTGCTAGTGGTTTTTATGGTCAGTATGTTGATATCGAAGGTGTATATCGTACTGAACATGATTTAATCAAAAGATATAGGGAAATGGCACTTCATCCAGAGTGTGATGGTGCTATTGAAGATGTTGTTAATGAAGCAATCGTTAGCGATCTTTATGATTCTCCTGTGGAGATTGAATTATCCAATCTGAATGCTAGTGACAGATTGAAGCAAACAATCAGGAGCGAATTTAAGTATATCAAAGAAACTTTAGACTTTGATAGAAAAGCACACGAAATTTTTAGGAATTGGTATGTTGATGGTAGAGTTTACTATCTGAAAGTCATTGATGTCAAGAATCCTCAGGCAGGTATTCAGGACCTGAGATATATTGACCCAATGAAGATGAAATATATTCGCAAAGAAAAGAAAAAAGATAATAAGAGACTTCAACCTTTACCAAATGGAAGACTTCAAGACACCGAAGTTAGTTTAACAAATCCAGAAATCGAAGAGTATTTCATTTATACACCAAAAGCAAATTATCCTAATGGCACATTTGCTGGTGCTGGTGCTACTGGCAAGAGAGACTCTGTAAAAATTGCAAAGGACTCAGTTGCTTATTGTAGTTCTGGTCTTGTAGATAGAAACAAGGGAACTGTTCTTTCATATCTACATAAAGCAATCAAGGCACTCAATCAACTCAGAATGATTGAGGATTCTTTGGTTATCTATCGTTTAAGTAGAGCACCAGAAAGAAGAATTTTCTATATCGATGTCGGAAATCTTCCTAAAGTAAAAGCGGAGCAATACCTCAAAGAGGTTATGTCTCGCTACAGAAATAAACTTGCTTACGATGCAAATACGGGTGAAGTCCGTGATGACCGTAAGTTCATGTCCATGATGGAAGATTTCTGGCTTCCAAGAAGAGAAGGTGGTCGTGGTACTGAAATCACTACACTCCCTGGTGGTCAAAATCTTGGCGAACTTTCCGACATTGAGTATTTCCAAAAGAAACTGTATAGAGCACTCGGAGTTCCAGAATCAAGAATTGCTGCTGATGGTGGTTTCAATCTTGGTCGTTCTTCTGAGATTCTGAGAGACGAACTCAAATTTGCTAAGTTTGTTGGTCGTCTGAGAAAGCGTTTCGCTGCGATGTTCAATGATATTCTGAGAACACAACTGATTCTCAAAAATATCGTAACTCCCGAAGATTGGGAGATTATGGCAGATCATATTCAGTATGACTTCCTCTATGATAATCAGTTTGCAGAATTAAAAGAGTCCGAATTGCTGCAAAGCAGACTTGGCAATCTTGCAACTATCGAACCTTACATTGGTAAGTATTATTCTACCGAATATGTAAGAAAGAAAGTCTTACGTCAAACTGACTCTGAGATTATTGAGATTGATGAGCAGATTGAAGATGAAATTAATAAAGGTATTATCCCAGCTCCTGGAAGTGTAGATCCAATTACGGGAGAACCTTTACCTGGTGGAGATATGGGAATGGACCCAATGGCAATGGGCGCTGATGGAATGGGAATGGGTCAAATTCCTATGGAACCAGATATGGGAGCAGATGCTGCAGTTGCTGATGCACAGATGCAAAAGGACACCAAAAAGGCGGAGATATAAATATACAATATAATACTTAAATTTTTATGGACAACGTTATCGATTTGATCGCAACAGGTGCAAAACCATCTGATGTGACTGATGCTATTAAGGGTGTTTTATACGCAAAAGCTGCTGAAAGAATTGATGCTGCAAGACCTATTGTAGCGTCAAATTTATTTGACGGTGAAGAATATTCAAATCAGTATGATGATGAAGAAGGTGAAACTGAGATTGAGCAAGAACCACAAGAGGACCAAGAATAATGGCTAGAACTTTACTTTTAGCAGATGAAATTTCTGTACCAGGTACAACTGGTACAGCAACTAGTTTTACACAGGCAACTGTCGTTCGACTTGTAAACAATAATACTTCTGCTGCTGTTGTGACAGTCGTAGAAACTCAAAGTGGAACTGGTATTGGTTCATTCACCATGCCAGGAAACACCGTTGAGTATCTTGAAAAAACTGCTTCTCATTGTGTATTTGCAGTAGGCGGTACCGTTCTGGGTGCAAAAGTAGGATTCACTGGATAAAAAAATGAAACTAATCACAGAAGAAATCAACAAGGTAGAGTTTATTACCGAAGGTAAGGGTGCTGATAAGAAGTGCTATATTCAAGGCATTTTCTTACAAGCAGAGCAAGTGAATCGTAACGGTAGAATGTATCCCATGTCAATCATGGAGAAAGAGGTCAACCGTTACAATGAGAGTTTTGTTTTGAAAGGACGTGCTCTCGGTGAACTTGGTCACCCTGATGGTCCTACCGTAAATCTTGACAGAGTTTCTCACAAGATTTGTGACCTACATAGAGAAGGAAACAACTTCGTAGGTAAGGCACAGTTGCTTTCTACTCCTATGGGTAAGATTGCTTCTTCTCTGATTAGTGAAGGAGTTACACTCGGTGTTTCCTCTCGTGGTGTTGGTTCACTCAAGATGACCAATGAAGGTCATAAAATTGTCGGTGAAGATTTCATGTTAGCAACTGCTGCTGATATCGTCGCTGATCCTTCTGCTCCCGATGCTTTTGTTTCAGGAATCATGGAAGGAAAAGAGTGGGTTTGGGAAGGAGGAATTCTTCGTGAACAACTCGCAGAAAGAACCCAGAAGAGAATTAACACTCTCGTTGACCAAAGAAAACTTGAGGAGCATAAACTCCAATTATGGAATGATTTCCTCTCAAATCTTTAATTTATAAATAAATATAGATTAATACAAAAATATCTAATCAAAAATGTCCGTTGGTAGCAATTTACAAGAAATGGAAAACGTAGTAACCAAAGGGGCTGCTCCTGCCGAACCAATGCAATCAGCAGGTATTCCTGTTGAAGATCTCGGCGGTCCTACTCCCGAAAACTATCGTCCCGATGACGATTCTGCAAAACTCAGAGATCCTGCAGCAACTCTTAAGCAAGTTAGAGATGTAGTCAATGCTAAGGCAGCACCTGCTGAAGCAGTTTCTGACGAAATCGAAGACGGTCAAGAGATTGTTAACGAGGAAGAAGTAACTGAGGAAGAGACGACTGAAGTAGTTGCTGAAGAAGAAGTAACTGAAGAAGAAGTCGTTACCGAAGAAGAAGCACCAAAAGTTGAGTATAACGTCGAAGAAGATGTTAATGCTCTTCTCCAAGGTGAGGAACTTTCCGAGGAATTCCAAGAGAAAGCACGCACCATTTTCGAATCTGCTATCAACGCAAAAGTCGGTGAAATCACCGAGCAACTGCAAGCAACCTATGAAGAAGCACTCGTAGAAGAAGTTGCAGCAATTAAAGAAGGTCTGACCGAAAGACTCGACGCATACCTGGAGTATGTTGCTGATGAGTGGGTCCAAGAGAACGCTCTCCAAATCGAGCATGGTCTTAAGACCGAAATGACCGAATCATTCCTCCAAGGAATGAGAGGACTTTTTGAAGAACATTATGTAACCATCCCTGAAGATAGATATGATGTAATCGAGAGCATGGTAGATAAACTTGATGAAATGGAAGGTAAACTCAACGAGCAAATCGAAAGAAACGTTGCTCTTAATAAGAGATTAGCCGAGTCAACTGCTGATGTAATCTTCGCTGAAGTTACTGAAGGTCTTGCTCTTTCGCAGAAAGACAAGCTCGCTACTCTTGCAGAAAATGTTGAGTTTGACAGTGAGACAGACTATCGTGAGAAGCTTGTAACACTGAGAAATTCTTATTTCCCAGCTAACGGCACTCAAAGAGACCACTCAGAGACTATCTCTGAATCCACCGAGGTTGCTGCTCAGACGACAGCATCCCCATTAATGGAATCCTACATGGATACTCTGAGAAGAGTTTCTAAGAAGTGATTTCTAGATTATAACAGTTCAAACTAACTTTTTTAAAGAGGTAAAATCAAATGCAAATGCCATTTAGTGAGCATCTGCAGGAGAAGTGGGCACCCCTTCTGGACTACGAAGGTATGGATCCTATCAAGGATGCACACCGTAGAGCCGTAACCGCTCAACTCCTGGAGAACCAAGAAATTACTCTCCGTGAAGAGAGAGAATTCCTTAACGAAGCACCAACCAACTCCGTTTCGAACGCTGGAGTTGCTAACTTCGACCCCGTTCTGATCTCCTTGATCAGACGCGCAATGCCTAACCTGGTTGCTTATGACCTGGCTGGCGTTCAACCAATGAACGGTCCTACTGGACTCATCTTCGCAATGCGCTCACGCTACACCAGCATGGGTGGTGCAGAAGCTCTGTTCAACGAGCCAAATTCCGCATTCTCTGCTAGTGGTATCAGCACTTCAGATCCTTATGTTGCTGGTTCTGACGGTGCATCTGCTGGTTTCGGTACCGACCTTCAGCGTGGTGAGAACCCTGGTGTTCTTGCAATCAACGGCGCTGCTGCTACCTACAGCGTAGGTCAGGGTATGGACACTGCGTTCTCTGAAGAACTCGGTGGAGACCAGTCTTTCAACGAAATGGCATTCTCAATCGAGAAGGTCACTGTTACTGCAAAGTCACGCGCTCTGAAAGCCGAGTATTCACTCGAACTGGCACAAGACCTGAAGGCAATTCACGGTCTGAATGCTGAAGCTGAGCTTGCTAACATCCTCAGCACTGAGATCCTCGCTGAAATCAACCGCGAAGTTATCAGAACCATCTATAAGGCTGCACGTCCTGGTGCTCAAACCAACGTTGCAACTCCTGGCGTATTTGACCTCGACGTTGATTCCAACGGTCGTTGGAGCGTTGAGAAGTTCAAGGGTCTTATCTTCCAAATCGAGCGCGATGCTAACGCAATCGCACAAGAGACTCGTAGAGGGAAGGGCAACATGATTCTGTGTTCCGCAGACGTTGCTTCCGCACTGACCATGGCTGGTGTTCTCGACTACACCCCTGCTCTGGACGCTAACCTGAACGTTGACGCAACTGGCAACACCTTCGCTGGTGTTCTTGCTGGTAAGTTCCGCGTCTACATCGACCCATATG